GTCCGCACCTCCTCTGTGCCTTCGGGTCTTCGTAAATCTTGCGGAGGTACGACCAAAGGTTGATATGAGGGAACATTTGCTGTAGGGAGAGGTATTTCTACTGTTTTTATCTGTACTGCATCTGGTAATATTATGGTTGGTACTTCCATAACTTTAGAAATGATTTGGATCTATAGCTATATTATACCAACCTGTTAATATATATTTAGTTTGATTTAAGGGAGGATTACCACGATGACAGTGTGTAAATGCTGCTGGAAAAAGCACTAAGGTGCCTTTTGTAGGTTTAATTCGTACTCGTTGATGTAAAAACTCTGTTTCTCCACCAGCATCTATATCGTTTAGATAAAACATCCAAGCCATAATTCTATCCATACCGTAAGAAGATGAATGTTCATTATGCCATTCATGGAACCCACCGCCGGGAGGTGTTACTTGTAATTTTTGATTATGAGAAAAATAACGGTTACTGTAAGCAGCACCGTTATGTTTGTTCATGTACAACTCAAAACAATTTGATAAAACTTTATTAATAGGAGAAGCTATATCTATTATTGCATGGGTAAACATAAACCAATCTTTTCTACCTGTTTCTGATATATTTTTATACGGTTGTGGATAAGTTTTTAACGTATTATCAGCTAATCCTATTAACTTATCACATAGTTCATCAGGTATAGCATTTGGGTACTGTTCAATAAAACTGGGTGTATGCATATTGATTTATTACCAAGGTTTTCCTGTTCCTGTAACTGGTGTGTTAATAAGTGCTATTTCATCTTCTAGCCACTTTTCTACACGAGCTACTTCATCAGCTCCTAATTTTGCTTTGACCCACTCAAGTACTTTTGACTCAGTTAGATCTTTGTAAGGTATAAGAGTTTCTGGTTTTTCAAGTTGTACTTCACCAGTTGCTCTTAATTTTTCTTCTTCACCGTCTATACCTTTTACACGATAGATAACTTTTTTAACATAGCCGTCAGCTAGTTCTCTTTCTAGGGTGTTAACTTCCCATTTTTTAGTAATTGCCATTTTAGTAAGGAGAGTCTCCAAGTATTGTTGTATTCCACTGAGCTTTTAATTCAGCGTCAGTTTTAGCTGCTTCGATTGCAGAATCAGCTGGTGCATCTCTTAATGCTTGTTTTTTAGACACTATTGCAGCTGTGTCTGAGCTGGTTTCTAAAGCTTTTTGAAATTCAACATCAAGAGCAGCTAGTTTTGGTTCTCTAGCTGTCCTGATATTTGCTTTGTGAATTTCTTTAGCTCTTGTCATATCTATTTTAATTATGCTCATTCGCCTACTCCATCTGTAAGATCTGCCTCATCAACTGTCCATGCGTCACGAAATGACCGATCTGTAGGTAAGTCAGATTCTTCTATGATTTTATATTTAAGTCCTGTTGGTACATCTTTTTTAGCAATTTCATCAACAGTAAACGGTTTACCAGTTTTGGGATTTATTTCAGTTAATACTGGAAACAAAACTGATATGTCTGTACCGCTATTTTTTGAATAAACAATTCTCATTAGTTTGACCCCACAACTGCAATCGTTACATGAGATACAGCACCAGCACCATTGTTACCAGAGTATTCAATAGCATAAGGAACTTCATTAGAGCCTGAGGAATTATTTCCATTTTCAGCACTGTTATTACCTTCATAAGAAGTAATAATCTGACCTCTGTTTGCATACGAATTACCACCACTAGCTGCTGTTGCTGTACCTAAGATTCCGTATGTATTGTTATCGCAGGCGTCTGTTAAATTTAGATGTTGCCTACCGCTATCATCATCAGACAAACTTGAAACATTATAAGAATCTCTTATTGTTCCATTACTTGCATAAACATTAGCCCATGCAACAATCATGTTATCTTTAGAAAAAAGAGCCATTATGATACCTCCGTTAAATTAAATTTATACTTTTTACCAGAACGGTTATTTTTTAAGAACAAGTCTGATTCTCCTTCCTGTATTGTCCAGTCACCCCAAGTTGAGTCGACATCATTAGATGAACCTTTGTTAGATAAGTGAAGGTCATTGGTGTAAATGTTTCTAAAACGATATGATGAAGTACCTAAGTCGTAAGTATTATTTGCATAAGGTACAAGATGACCACTTGTATCAAGAGAAAATCTAAGTGTACCATTAGTTCTAAATCTTATATTATGAGCAGACGCAGTATTGAATGTTAAATGGTCTCCAGACATTCCTTCAAGATAACCGTTAACTTGAACTCCATTAGAAACAGTCTTTAACTTTTGATTGTTGTCGTAATAAAGTTCTACGTCTCCGTTAACTGTAGCATCAAAGTATTTTTCACCACCTGTATAACTCTGTAATCTAACACTATTTGAGTGTATTCTAAGATCACCGTAGGTGTCTTCAATAATAGACGCATTACTTGAATGATGAATTTGTAAATCATCATTAGCACCTATTTTTATCTTTTCACTATCTCCCATGTACAGCTCATCAACACCTAATGATCCTGTAACAATCGCACCATTACTCGTGGTCTCGAACTTTTTACTGTTGTCGTAATATAACTCTGTCTGTGCATTGGCGTATGCCATAATTGCAGACTCAGAACTATTATTATGATTTGTATAGAAATATAAATTCTTTCCTCTGAAGTTAGTACTTAAAGGAGATGTAAATTCATTAGTGTTAGCAGAGTTATTATGATATATGTTTAGATCATCGTCAGTTCCAAGTCTTAGTCTGTAATCGTCATCCAGATATAGATGACCAAGAACTTTTGCGCCACTAACGGTTGTAGCAAATTTTTCACTACCATTAAAAAAGAGTTTAACGTCAGAACCATCATTGCCTTGAATATAATCTGCTGTATTTCCAGCATTTGATAGACGAACATCAGTCCCCATTATTTTTAAAACACTTGGGCCAGACTCTACGATTCTTGATTGATCGGCTTGATGAAATATTTTTAAATCTCCACTAGCACCAAATGATAAAACATCATCAGAACTACCATCAGAGCTATCTCCAAATACAATATTTTTACCATTACAATCTAAATTACCGCCTAACTGTGGTGATGTGTCAGATACTAAGTCTGTGTTAATACCTGTAAGGTTTGATCCGTCACCATAATAAGTGTCAGCATATACGTTTCTCCATCTAGTGCCTGTTAAACCTAAATCATAAGAACTGTCTGCATAAGGTCTTAAATGACCATCGTTTTGTAGTACTAATCTTTGTGTGTTGTTGGTATATAGAGTTATAGGTGTATTAGTAGTAGTTCTAACAAACATCCCATTAGCGTAATCATCATACCAAATCTGAGCAGAATCATCATTACTTGAAGGTCCTAAATTAATCATTCCTGAGTTGTTATCAGCACTCGTAATATGGAGTTTTGAATGAGTAGCAGAACTTACCTTTGCTCCTGTACTCGTAGTTTCAAATTTTTTAGTGTTGTCGTAATAGAGTTCTACTGCACCGTTGGTAACTGCTTTAATGCTTGTTTCGGGTGTACTTGTAGTTGTGGCATTTCTTAAATAATAGTTAGCTCCACTCCCGTCAAGAGATTGAACAAATCCAGCAGATCCGTCAATCATTGCAATACCACCACCGTAAGAACCAGAAGTGATTATCGAACTATTAGTATCCCAAGAATCGGTTGTTGGATTATTACTATTACCAGTAACAGTTATTCCGTATGTTGTTGTTTCAATACGTTTTCCGTTGTCGTAATATAATTCTACGGCTCCGTTTGGTTTAAATCTTGCAGAATTATATCCTGATCTAGGTTGTATTTGAACATCATCATTATTATTACCTAATAATTTTAAAGCACCAGTTCCAGACGCACTTACATAAGAATGAGACCCATCGTGATAAATTTGTAAATCTGCTAAATTTCCAGCTTTAAAATAACCATCATCACGTACAATAAACTCTTTTGCATAGGCTTGTTTAACTTGTTGAACACTTGAACCTATATCATAAGTTTGGTTTGCCTGTGGTCTAAGATGTCCGTCATTAGCAATAGACCATCTAGTAGTATCGTTAGTAGCAAAATAAAGAAATTGATCGTTAGTACCTTTAATGTAGTTGGCACTTCCATCGTGATAAATTAGAAAATCATGACCATCTCCCATTTTTAGCTTTTCATTATCATCAGCTAAATAATCACCAGTAATTGATACATTACCTGTGACATGGACTCCTGTACTTTCAGTCTCAAACTTTTTACTGTTGTCGTAGTAAAGGTTTACTGCACCATCATTAACAGCCTGTATTTGTACTTCACCAGAGTGTTTAATATAGAAATTCTGTGCAGAATCAAGTATTAAATCACCAGTAGCAAAAGTGTTCTTTATATAACTATTACTTCCATCATGATAAATTTCTAAATCTGACCCTGTACCAAACAGAGCTTTTACGTTGTCGTTATATATGTTACTACCAGTAAATGTATTACCAGTTTTAAGAGCAAAGTCACCTGTAGTTGTTACACCATCTACCCAAGCACTACCTGTATAAACCTTAAGGGAGTTAGATGTAGTGTTAAAAAACAAGTCTCCTGTATCTAAGCTAGTTGTAGGGTTACTTGAGCCTATACGGTATTGATTAGCAAAGTTGTTAACACTAGCTAGGTTAGTTGCAACTGTATTTACATTAGTTATAGAGCCACCAACATTATTTACGTTGGATATAGCACCACCGACTGTATTAACGTTACTTATTGACCCAGCAACAGTATTAACATTAGCTATTGACCCAGCAGTTGTGTTTACGTTTGCAATACTGCCACCAACATTATTTACGTTAGTCACGTTAGTAGCTACAGTATCCATGTCATTAATAACACTGGTTACTGCAAGTGTATTCATGTCCGCTACAACGTCAGCAGTACCTAATGTATTCATGTCGGATACTACATCAGCTGTGCCTAGTATAGCCATGTCAGCTACAACATCGGTTGTACCAAGTATTGACATATCTTCAACAGCTGCTGCTGTACCAAGTCTGCCTATCTCTGTTGCCTTACCAGCTACAGTTGTAACCTCTGTTGCTTTTGGTACAAGTCTATGAAATGCGTATGTATGATCTGTTTGTGTAGTTTCTACTAAAAATCCAAAACCTTGAGGTATGGTTGCAGATACACCTGTGATAATAACTGCGTTACCTGTTCCTCTACCATTTGCAATAGTTAGAGTTGTTCCTGATTGTGCAGTTAAAGCTGTTGATGCTGCTTGAACAGAAACTATAGTCCCACCTTTTGCAGAACCACTAAGGTTTATATCAGGGTTAGTTGCAGGGAAAGATGTTTCATTTGCTATAGGTACAAAACCACCAACATCATCAACTAAATCAATAATTCTGTCGTTGATAGCTGCGGTTGTAGCAATCGTTGTATCGTTGTCTGGAAATGATTGACCATTTTTAATAGTCTCTCCAGTTGATGCGTTAAAGTATCTAGCTTCAGCAGCAGCAGTTGTAAAGAAACTTGTATCGTTTGGTGTAGATGTTGCTTGCTCAGTACTTGTAACTCTAGTTGCGTCACTTAATTTATCAGATGTTATAGAATTAGTAGCATAATGCTCATTATCTAAAGCTCCAGCAGCTATGTGCTCAGAATCAATACTGTCATCAGCTATTTTTGTTCCATCAACTGCATCACCAGCTATTTTAGCTCTAATTACAGAACCAGATGCCAGTTTTGTATAAGAAACTGCACCATCTGCTATTTTATTTTCTGTAACTGCACTAGCTGATAAATGAGCTTCATCAATAGATCCGTCAGTATAGTGCTCAGAGTCAACAGCGTTGTCTGCTAATTTAGTTCCGTCAACAGCATCTGCTCCTAATTTATCTCTAGTTACCGCACCATTTAATATTTCAGTAGTTGTAACTGCATTGTCTGCAATCTTGTTTGACGTAACTGCTGAGTTTGCTATGTCAACTTCTTGAATAGTTCCGTCTGCTATTTTGTCAGATGTAATTGATAGATTTTGTAAATCTTCAGTTTCTATCGGACGACTCTGTAGCTCGTGTATTGCAAATAAAGCTTGTTCTTGGTTGGCATTTAAATCTATTGCACGAATCGAAGAACCAGCAGCAAATACAGCTTTAGGATCTTCGTCACCGTTTGCTTTACCAACAGTTGTTTCTCTATAAACTCTAACACGTACACCTGATTTAGGTGCTCCAGAAGTATTTTGTACAGAACTATCTACACTGGTATTGTTAAAAGTTATTTTTGTAGGGTTGCTGACATTGTCAACAGTATATTTAGTTGTCGCTTGTGTTACTCCGTTAAGAGACACCTTTACATCTTCAGTTTGTATGACTGGGAAAGAGTACGTAAATTCCAGATCGGAACCATTAGGCGCACCACCCCCATTGTCGGTGTATGTAATTGCCATTTAATTTCTTTGATTGTTTGGCGGTGGATTATTTAGGAATATTTATTAATTGATTTATTGATTCTCTTCTTGCCTCAACGGTTCTGACTTTATAGTCTCTTGCTTCTTGAATAAGTTTTTGTGCACGCTGATCTTGTTTAACCTGTGCCCAAGCTCTTTTCTTAGCTCGTTCAAATAATTTTCTGATTTTGACATTATGTACATAAGTTTTAGGATCTATGTCTCTGTTACCATTACGTCTATGATAATCCATTAACGCAACTGATCTTTGTACTCCTTCATCTTCAGCCATTCTGTCTAACTCTATAAGTATTCTTTGATCGCCCATTGCTTTTTGAAACATTGATCTAAGAACAGGAGAGTCAGTTAAATTTGTTCCATCTGGAGCATAATAAGTAGATTGACGTAAGTCATAACCACTGTTAAATAATAACTGTTTACCGGGACTGTAATCCATATTTAACTGTACTGGTGATATAGAGTTAAACATTCTTGTTATAAAATCATGGTCCTTAATAGGAGCACCTGTAAGCATGTCATACTTAGTAGGTAATGCTTCACTAGCTAAACCTTCAGTTATTAAGTTTCTGTTTCTTATAGAACTACCAATATCTGAACCTAACTCTTTAGTGTAAGGGTTAAATATTTTACCTAATTCGTTTCTAAGACTAGATAACGGAATAGTGTTATTCATTAAAGATGCAATAATTCTATTAGATTGTCCGGGTTGTCCAGCCATTAAATCAACAAATTGTTGCATACCAGCTAGATAAGATTTACTTGTAATACCTTGAGCTACAACTACAGCTAATTTTTGTAGATGATCTTCTGCCCATTCTTCACCCATCAATTCCTGATGATCTCCAATATCTCCAATAATTGCAAGTATTTGGTTAAATGGTTCAAAAGCATCATAACTAACCCAAGTATCTCCTATCTTAATAGTTCTAGGTTTCCAGCCTGCATCTATCCATGTTTGTCTTTTTTGTCTATCAGCAGGACCATTACCATGTAACCCTCCGCCTAAAAACTTTTGACCAGCCATAAATATTACAGCAGAACCCATAGCTAATCTTCCGTACTGTAGAGCTTTAGCATTAGCTAAATCTTCAGCAGTTTCAATACCATACTTAGCTACCTTTGATAAATTATCAGGTGTAGCAAAGTTAATATCATTCCATTCTTTTACTAAGAAGTTAAATCCGGGAGTATGTTTTGCAGTTAAGTTAAGACCGTTAACTCCAGTTCTTGCAAATAAAAAGAAAGGCTTAGCCCATGGAGTTTTTTGGAATACATTATTTAATCCTTCTGCAAATCCATTAAGGTCTTGTGTAAGTGTAGCTTCTTTCTTAGCAGCTAATATGTAGTTATCTGTTAAATTACCTTCTGCATCAAATATTTTATCTACTAATTTATTTTCAGCTTTAGCAATCATTTCAGGAGTAATGTCAACATAGTTACCATCACCCACTTCGCTCATTACTTCTCTAAAAGCTTTAGCTCTTAATCTACCTCTACCTAATATATAACCAAAGGCATCGTCAGTAGCTGCCATAACTTTTGTAGAGTATGTAAGGAAGTTATTATCATTCATAGATCTAGCCATATTTGCTAGATAAAAAATACCTTTATCTGCTACTGTACCTTCTTTTTCCATCATGTATGACATAGCTTTCCAACTATCGTCTGCTGCATTTTTTTCAACAAAACGAGTTCTAACATTAGCTAAATCCCCAGACCAATAACCGTCAAGTTTCTTTTTAAATAAAGTAAATGATTCTGGAATAGCTTGTATCATACCGTTAATATCAGCTAATGATTCTCTAAATATTTTACCATCACCTGTCATTGCTGCACCAAGTGCTTGAGACATAGGTCTCATAAATGTTGCACTAGATGTACCCATAACAGCGCGAACTGGAGTTTTAGGTCCAGATAGTACACTATTAGTTAATACCATTCCTAGTTCACGTATTAGTGCACCAGTTTTAACAGAACCATTTAATTCACCACCACGCATTTTTTTACGTAGAAATGCCATTAGGTCATCAACATTTTGGATATTATCAGATTGAGATATATAATTTCTAATACCATTTAGTAACTCGTCATCCCCATCACCAGCTAATTTAGTAGCTAGTTGTAAAGCTTTGATGTTTTCTTCAGCAGCAGCGTCGACAGCAGCATTAAGTTGCTTGGCAGTCATCATCTTACCACCTTTACCTTTCAAACCAATACCTGACTGACCCCAAAGCATACGAGACATTTTACTTAATTTAGTAACCGCAATAAGCTGTTCTATCATTGCCTGTGTAGGACCACCAATAGCATCAACATTAAGTATGTCTTCTAACTCTCGACTCATTATACCTGTATCTCTTAGTCTTCTAAGTAAATCACCTGTAACTAAATCAAGAGCTTTAACATGGGCTTCATCCATGTACTCAACAATACCTGTTTTACCAATTTTTTTAGTTTGTATTAAACCTTGGTCTCTTAATGGTTTAAGAAACTCGCCTACACTCATCTCTGTTGTTTCACGTCCTCTAACCATTTGGTCAAAGAGCATAAGATTATCGTTATAGTAATCCTGTGGTGATCTACCAGCAGCTCTATATTGTTGAATATCAGCTTTTATCTTTGGACTATTTTCTATAGCTTTTGCATATTTATCTAATTCTTTCCAACCCATATCAGCAGATTCCATCATGTTAGTAATAGCTTGCTTACTAAATAAACCTCCTAATGAACCTTTGTTAGCACCCCACTCAGTTCTTATTATCTGAGCAGTTTCAAGAACGTCATCAACATTTTCTATAGATGTTGCATTACCTTGATGTACTTCTCTTGGTTCGTTTTTATGTGGGTCGTAAGATTCCGCAGAAACATCTCTTTGTTTTCTTAGCTCTGTTAATTCATCTACTAAAGCTTCTTTATCTGTACCTTCTGGAGACCATCTATCATGGTTTCTAAAAGCTACTTCGTATCTGTTTTCAGCTTTATCTAAATCTAGTTGTGCTCTAGCTCTAGCTTTTTTATTACCTGATCTAGATACAAAACTTAAGTTTTCTACTGCTTCATCAAGGTTAGCTTTAGCTTTGTCTAGTGCTGGTTTATTTGGATTAGCACCTAGTTGCTTTTCTATTTCAGCTATACGTGCAGCAGTCTTTTCTCCACCTTTTAGTAGAGCTCTGCCTTTTTCTAATTCTTGTAAATTTCTACTAGATTTAAAAGCTTCTGATACTTTACCTCCACCTAACTTAAAACCAACTTGCATTCCTTCTAACACTGAGTCAGATATAATACCTAACCCCATACCTTCAACAACATTTTTAAATGTTTTGACCATAGGGTGATCGTGTCTCTGTGTAGCAAGTGGTCCACCTACTCCGGGAAAGTGTTGATCTAACACACCTAGAGCGTTGTCGTCTTGTGAATATCTAGAAAGTAAATCTACTTTCATACCTCGTCTAGCTTCTTTTCCAAACTTTACTGCTAGACCCATAGCTTTTTTATTAGCTGCAAGTTTAGGAACTATTTTAGTAACTGCTTTTGTAGTTCCTGCTCCTAACTTAGCACCTACACCAAATCCCGGTACAGGCACTGCTGCTAGTGATGTGTAGTGTGTTAGTCCTCTAATAAGACCACCCCACCATGTTTTAGTTTCTATAGGGTTAGAATCATCAACAAAAAAATCATCCCATTCAGGTTTGTAACCTTCTTTGGTTTTAGCTTCTCTTGCCATTTCACCTGTAGCCATATCAATGATACGTTCAGGTAATGTAACTAATGAAGAAGCTGTATCTTGTAGTCCTCCTCCTATTGCAGAAAATACCTCTTTAGTATATTCACCAGCTCCCCAGTTTTCTTTATTTCTGGAGTCGTCTATTTCTGCGTTTCTTTGGTTTTGATCGGCTTGAGCTGCGTTTTGTTCACTTAGTCTCTGAGCCTCTTCTTGTTTCCTATATTCAGTATATTCTTCACGTTGATCGGCAAGCGCACTTGCTTCTTCGTCTGATATAGGTTTACTTGTGTCGTAATTAAGTTGTTCTAATTCGTCCATTGGGTACCGTAGTAATGTAAAATCAACAACTTAGTCTTAACCGTAGTTATAGTCCAAGTCTTTGATTTTGTTTTTTCTTCCAAAGTGGCATCAAACCATATTCGTTTTTATTTTTATCATTAATCTCTTCGTTTTCTAATTCTTTCTTAGCTATCTCGTGTGACTTAGAAGTTGGATTTTTAAATAATAAAGCTCTTAAAGCTGGTGATAGTTTTTCAGGTTTATCATCTACTTTAGGTCCTTTGTATCCAAGTAATCCAGCTTGTGCAGACGCATAAGCTTTAGGATGTATTCCGTTAGGAAATGCAACACCACTATAAAAACTAGGTACAGGACCTACTCCTCCACTAGCTGCCCAAGCTTTTAACTCTTCTCTAGCTTCTGGTGTAGAAGGCATAACTTCTGTTCTCCAGTTTCCTGAAGTAGGTTTTATTTTTCTTTGTGCAGCATTTAACTCATTTACTCTAGCTTGATCTACCGAAGTATATACACGTTGACTATTTTTACCAATCCACTTTTGGTTCATTGATAATCTAGTAACAGCATCTCTAGCCATTTCTCTAGCTTTAGCTGGATCTTTTTCAAGAGCTAAAGATCTATTATAAGCTATAACATACTCTGTTTCTAAGTTTTCTAATAATGTGTCAAAAGCTAAACTTGTAGTTTCACCTACACCTATGTTAAGTTCTAAAGCTTCAGCAGCTCTGTTCTTAACAAACTTACTTTCTCCAGTTCCTTTTTCACCTACAGAAACAATTTTAGATTGACTGTCAGCTTGTACTTTATTTTCTCTTCTCATCTTATTTTTAAGTGCAGGACTTGCACCTTCAAGATCAGATTCAGTTACATAACCTCCATTTTTATCCATAATCATTTCAAACTTATTAGTCATTAAAGTGTCATCTTTATAACCATAAATAAGTTGTCTACCTTCTTCAGGTATTGGCATTCCGGGATACTCTCTTCTAAGATACTTAACAAATTCAGCAGTAGTTTGAATTGTAGGATTTTCAGCAGTTTTAAATAATTCAATATCAGCAAGCATTGCATCTTCTTTAAAATCTTCAGACTGTTTTCTCCATTCAGAGTTAGCTTCCATTAATTCAGTTTCAATGTTTCTCCACTCTTTCCAGTGAGTCATCTCAACACCATCTTTAGTACCTCTGTTTGGCATTTTTTCTTGAACAGCAGCTAATGCTTCTGTTAATGAAAGTTCACCACTTTTAACACTTTCCACTAATATATCTTTTAATGCAGTACGTGCTAAACGTGCATCACCGCCATATTTAAACTTGTTTTTTTCAACCCAATGCGTAACTGTATCTCTACCGGCAACTGGACTGGCTTGGATAGCTGTAATTAATTGACCACGTTGATCTGCTTCGTCTGCTGCTTTAGCTTTAGTATCAAAGTCATTAGCTCTTTCTAAACGATCAGCTTCATCGACTTCATCTATAGTTTTCTTAACAGTAGCTTGTAATAGTACAGGGTTTACTCCTGCAAATCTTTTTACAAATTCAAACTTAACTTTTGCATCTATAGCATCAGCTTCAGCTTCATTGATAGGTTGTGACATACCTTCGCCATAACCAACCTGTGTGTCTACACCGTTTCTGTCAACAGTTACAAATACATTATTTCTAGCTGTTCTTTTATATGTTTGATAATCTTTAGCTTCTCTTTGTAAAACACTTTTAACGAAAGAATATTGTGCCCATCCTGATAAACCTTGAATTTCTTGACCTAAAACATATCTACCAGTTTCTTGTTCAACTTCGTTAGCTGTTTTAGCAAGGTTAATATCTTGGTTTCTTAGGTTATTTTCTTCGTTTAATAAAGCTTGTATATCTTCGTAATTGTAATCAGAAGTTAGGGCAAGCATTGCTCCCCTAGCTTCATCTTCTTCTCTATTTTTCTTTGCAACTTCATCAGCAAATCCTTTTACTGATTTAGATAAACCAGATAAAGAACTAAATAATTGTTTTGTGTTCTCTACTCTACGTCTATCGTTTTGTCTTAGAGCTTCAAAGTATTCATTTTCAGATCTTTCAATCTGTTGATTAACTCTTTCTTGCTCCGGTAATACGTCAATCTGATCTACAGGGTCAAACGTACCACCTCTAAATTGATATGAGTCTGACATTAATAACCTCCGGGTTTCTGAATTGTTGGAGCTTTATTAGAGTAGTACGTTCCTGCTGCATCAAATCCTGCACTGGCTAAGCCAAGGAATAATGTAGCACCTACATTCTGCATAACTGGTGGTGGTGGCGGTATATCTTGTACTGGTGAAATAGCCACTTTTCCAAATAGTTGATTCTGTTTAGATCTAGCTTGTCTAGCTACACCTTCATTATGTTCATTAAATCTATAAAGAGTTTGTGTAAGAGCTCGTGCTCTTGCTGCATTTGCTAATCCCATTTTTCCTAAGTTAGCAGTGATAGCTCTTTGTACACTAGCACCTCTTACACCACGTTCAGCAGCTTGTGCTTCTATCATACCTTCTGCTTTAAGCATTTCCTTAAAGTCTTCGGAGTGGTCGAGCATAGCTTGCTGTCGTATTCTATTTAAGTTTGATTGAGATTGCGAGTAAGCTCTTTGAGCTGCCATATTAGCTTCACTAAGGTTACGTTGATACTGAACCTTTTTGGTAGCATACGTAGTTCTTTCTCGCATCCATCTGTTTTCACGGACTTTGAGTTTATACTCGTAGTCTCTTTTTGCTGCTTTGTTCGCTTGACTGGCTTGCATTGCACCGCCAATGGCACTTACTGCACCGGAACCAAAACTAGCTGCTGCTGGACTGCACACGGCAAAATTCTATAAAGGATAAATTGTTTGGTCCGTAGGAAAATCTCCTAAGAAATTTAAAACCTAAAAACCTAAGTAACTTAATATGGACTTTGTTTCTTTCGTCAACAAAATTCCACAGTAACTTGTCTTGTCTTGAGTTTACATACCTTTTTGCTTCTCTA